CTGTTACATCTATTGTACAAAATTCTTCATCAGAATATGTTTATATAGATGGAGACTTGTTTACTCCAACTCACTATATTTTAAGCAAAAAAGATAATGTTATAAAGTATACTAAGGTAGACTTAATTGATAATACATATCAAAGATATTCTTTTGAAGAAAATGGCTTCGTAGATATTGAAGTTGTTGAAGATATCAATGTTGAAAAGGCTAATATTTCAATTCACTGTGAACCACACGATAACTTCTTTACAGAACAAATGCTTGTTATGGAGTCTTTGCCTCACTAGTATTTAAAATATCATAAATAATAAAACCCCCAAAGTATTTTTACAATGGGGGTATTTTTTAAATTTATGTTATTTGCAAGGGTATTTGTTATACCACTCTAAATAACGTGTTCCATTCATAGATGACCATGCCGACCAATCTTTTCCACCCTTAGTCATGTGAAATGTAATTTTTGAATTAGTAACTGGATTAAACAATTCAACGTTTGAATCTAAGTCAAATTTTTCTCTTCGATCAGGACCCAGTTCTCCCATCATATTTATTTGAAATACCCCATAAGAACTATCACCAGTTTCTGTATTACCATTAAAGGCAAAAGGTCTTCCATTGGATTCAGCCTTAGCAACTGCACACGCTGATCTTAATAGATTACCTTTAAAACCTATAGCCTTTAATAATTCAACTAACTGCTCATCAGTTAATTTATGAGCATTTTCATATTTTTTTAATATTTTGTCCTTAGAAACTAGAAAAGCCCCTTGAGGGGCTGGAACAACTTCTACAGACTGCTTAGTCAATAAATTATTATCTAAAGCATTGGCAGAATTGCTAAAAGGCGCAATTAAACCAATAATAGATAATAACCCTAACCAAACTTTTTTTTCAATGTTTCTCATTAGTGTTACCTCCTTAGAAACAAAAACTACCTTTCGGTAGTATATTAATTATAACATGATTTGAGGATTAAAGTCAATCTTATGAAAAAATTTGCATATTTATTAAAAATATTAGATTATGAAGTGGTATAATAATAAGATTATGGCTACTGGTGCAACCGCAAACTACGATCTTCCTTATCCGCTTTCTAGCGATTCAGTAAATATTCATGAAGATTTACAAGATTTAGCAGAGCAGATTGAACTTATTCTTCCTAATCTTGTAAATCATACAATAGAGGTTAGAAATGTAAGTGGTGCAAGTATTGCAAAAGCAACACCAGTTTATGTTACTGGATTTAACACAAAAACAACAATAGGAAAATGTGACTCTGACAATATTGCTACATTTCCAGTATTAGGATTAACAAGTTCTGCAATTGGAAATAACGCAGATGGCGTTGTTACTATTTCTGGTGTAATTCTTGATGCAAATACAAATTCATTTACTGCTGGCAATGTTCTTTATGTAGCAGATGGTGGAGGATTAACAGCAACACAACCAGCAACTGGTTCTGGAGCAGTAGCAATAGTCGGAAAGGCTAATGCAACTACTGGAATATTAATTGTTGGCCAGCCAAAAGGCAACGGTAGTTGGGGATCACTGAAAGCAGGATTATCATAATGGCAACACTTAGATCTTCACAACAAGATTCTTATTCAATTGGCTCTGCACCACCTACGGTTAATTGGACAATTGTAAAAGGAGACAGTGCAGGATTTAGAGTATACGTAACAGATGATAACAAAGATCCACTTGATATTTCCGAATGGACAATTGAAATGGAAATTAAAAGACCAGCACTTGCAGGAAATTTAAATGATGCAGATCCAGCAGGAGTGTTAAACCTTACCCCTGTTGCCCTAGCAACAGATGATGATGGAGAATTCACAGTATCCTTAACATCTACTCAATCAAAAAGTTTAAATACTGGAGATATTTTTGATATTGAATTAAGAGATGCTAGCAGGGTATGGACAGTTGCTCGTGGCGTATTAACAGTTATTGAAGATATTACAAACAGCGATGAGTCGTAATGGCTTATGCAACAATTATAGATTTATCTAAAAATAAATCAGAAAAAATTTCTAGGATAAATTATCCTAAAACTAAAATAGATGGGTTTGTAAGGTTTACAAAGATACAAGAAGTTTTGCCCTTTAGGGTAATGTTTACAAACATTGGAATATCACCAACAGCCGTACCTGGAATTGGGCTTCAAATAATTGGAATTAATAACTATATTCTTTAATAATGTGATATAATTTCAACATGGCTAAAGTATCACTCGCAGCAGTAAAATCACTATTTCAAACTGGAGATAGACCAACCCAGGAAAACTATGTTGATTTAATTGACACCCTATCAGCACAAGCAACAGATTTGGGTAGTTCTGGAAATAACGAATCAACAATTAATGGTATTGAAAATTCAACAGTATTTGATAACTTTTTAGCAAGCGAATTTAGATCAATGAGATATGTAATCTCAATTAAAAAGACTTCTGGTGGCGCAAATAAATTTTACGCCACAGAGATGAATATTCTTGTAGATGGAACAGACGTTTCAGTTACAGAATATGCAACGATAGACAACGATGGGAATATTGGCACCATCTCTGTTTCAAGGGCTGGGGATACAGTTTCACTAACTGTGGTTCCAGTGGGCGGACAAACCCCTATAACTCTACGCTACATGCGTATGGGATTAAAGGCTTAACCAAGGAGATAAAAGATGGCAACCGTAACAAAAGATTTTAGAGTAAAAGCGGGACTGGTAGTTGAGGGATCAACTGCGACCGTTAATGGAAAGAACGTAATTACAGCAGGCACAGTTGATGCTAAAGGTGATTTAATTGTTGGTAGCGCAGACGATGCAGTTGCTCGTTTAGGAATTGGCACAAATGGTCAAGTACTTACAGCAAACTCATCTGCTACATATGGTGTTGAGTGGTCAGCCCCAGCAGCAGTTGGTGTATTCGGAGAAAGTATTACATTTGAAGGTGCAACAGCAGATTCATTTGAAACAACTCTTGCAGTAGTTGACCCAACAGCAGATCGTACAATTACACTTCCTAACGTAACAGGTACTGTAGTTACATCTGGTGATACTGGAACAGTTACAGCAGCAATGCTTGCTTCAGATTCAGTAACTACCGTAAAAATTACAGATTTAAACGTAACTACAGGAAAACTTGCTGCAGGTGCAGTAACTACAGCAAAAATTACAGATGCAAATGTAACTGCTGATAAACTTGCTACAGATTCTGTAGAAACAGCAAAAATTAAAGATGCAAACGTAACAGCAGGAAAACTTGCTGCAGATTCTGTAGAAACAGCAAAGATTAAAGACGCTAACGTAACAGAAGCAAAACTTGCATCAAACTCAGTTACAAATGCTAAGATTGCAGATTCAGCAGTAAATACAGCCGAACTTGCAGATGTTGCAGTAACCACAGCAAAGATTGCAGACCTAAACGTAACCACTGGCAAACTTGCAGATGGCGCAGTAACCACAGCAAAAATTACAGATTTAAATGTAACCGCTGGTAAACTTGCTGCAGACTCTGTAGAAACAGCAAAGATTGTAGATGGCGCAGTAACTTCTGCAAAGATTGCTAACGATACAATCGTAGATGCTGACATTAACTCAGCAGCAGCAATTGCACAGTCAAAGATTTCAGGACTTACAACAGACCTTGGCAACAAACTAGCACTTGCTGGTGGAACCATGACTGGCGCTATCGCAATGGGTACAAACAAGATCACAGGTCTTGGAGATCCAACATCTGCACAAGATGCAGCAACAAAGGCTTATGTAGATTCAGCAGCACAAGGTATTGATTGGAAAGCATCTGTACGAGCAGCAACAACTGCAAACGTAACACTCGCCTCTGATCTTGAAAATGGAGATGTCCTTGATGGCGTAACTCTTGCTACTGGAGATCGTGTTCTTGTTAAGGATCAGTCAACTGGTTCAGAAAACGGTATTTATGTAGTTAAGGTATCTGGTGCTCCAGATCGTTCAACTGATGCAGATGCAGGTGCAGAAGTTACTGCAAACTTTGCGGTATTCGTAGAACAAGGAACTGTAAACGCTGATCAAGGTTATACATTAACCAACAATGGTGCAATCACAGTTGGAACTACAGCACTTACCTTTACTCAGTTTACTGGTTTAGGACAAATTGTTGCGGGTACAGGATTAGACAAGACTGGAAACACTCTTGATATTGATTCAACTGTAGTAACATTAACAGGTACACAAACTCTTACAAATAAGACACTAACATCACCAACATTAACAACTCCTGATCTTGGAACTCCATCAGCAGGAACTTTAACAAATGCAACTGGTCTTCCAGTAGCAACTGGTATCTCAGGTCTTGGAACTGGCGTAGCAACATTCCTTGCAACTCCATCATCTGCAAACCTTGCAGCAGCATTAACTGATGAAGCAGGTTCTGGAACAGTAGCATTTACTACTAGTCCAACCTTTGTTACACCAACTCTTGGTGCAGCAGCAGCGACAAGTATTGCTCTTCCAGATGTTCTTCTTGGATCTGCTCTTGCTACCGCTTCAACTTCAGCAACAACAATTGATACATGGTCAGCAACAACATACTCAAGTGCTAAATATATCGTACAAATGAAAAAAGGTAATGATATTGAAGTAATTGAATTACTTGTTACAGTTGATGGATCAAATAACGTTTACTTAACAGAGTATGCAGATGTAATCAGCAATGCCGAACTAGGAACAACTAACGCTGTTTACAGCGGTGGAAACGTTCTTCTTCAAGTAACTGGTGCATCAATAGATACTGATGTTAAAGTAAGCAAAACTTATATCGAAGCATAAAAAGAAATAGAGGTCGGAAGTGGCAACAGTAAACAAAGACTTTAAGGTAAAGCACGGGATAAACGTAGCCCTTGGCGGTACTTTTGGATCAACAGTCACAGTTGCCACTCCTACTGAAAATGCACATGCAGCAACAAAACTATATGTAGACACAGCGGTTGGAACCCCAACAATTGGAACAACCCAGCCAGCAACTCCAGCAAATGGAAATTTATGGTTTGATACAGTAACAGAACGCATACATGTTTACTATGATTCTCAATGGATTGCAATTGCTACCCTTGAAGATTCTGAAATATTGCCTGATCATATTCATGACACATCAATTGATGGAACTGGGTTAGTTGTAAGTAGATTTATTGATGCTGGATTTTATTATGAACCTGGAGTTCTTGTAAGTGCTGGACTTTACAACACTACAGATTTTGAAGCAACGTACGACGGCGGGACTGCAACAGATAATTTTAATTAATAATCTGTTATAATATAACTAAATATAAGGAGCAATAAATGGCAACCAGAATGCAACAACGTAGAGGAACTGCAGCGCAGTGGATTTCTACAAATGGTGGAGCAGGACCAGTATTAAATGCTGGCGAAATGGGTTGGGAATCAGATACAAATAAATTTAAAATTGGTGACGGTGTAAATAACTGGACAAGCCTAGACTACTTCTCCGACATTAACTCTACCGTTAATCCCGCTTTTGGTTCAAGCATTACTTTTGAAGGCGCTACCGCAGATTCTTACGAAACAATTCTTCAGGTAACAGACCCAACTGCTGACCGCACAATTACTCTTCCAAACGTAACGGGTACAGTTATTACAACTGGCAACCTTTCAGACATTACAGACATTGGTGTATTTACTTCAACAATCGTAATGGAAGGTTCTACAGCAAATGATTTTGAACTTACACTTTCAGCAGGAGATCCAACCGCTGATCGTACAATTACATTCCCAGATTCTACTGGAACTGTAGCACTTACAAGTGATATTACAGTAACAGCATCATCAACAAATACACTTTCAAACAAATCAATTTCATTAACAACAAATACTGTAACTGGCACAAAGGCTGAATTTAACTCAGCAATGTCAGATGCAGATTTTGCTACAATTGCTGGATCAGAAACTCTTACAAATAAAACACTTACAACTCCAGTAATCTCAAGTATTACAAACGGGGCTGCAACTCTAACTCTTCCAAGTTCAACTGGAACCATTGCACTTACTACAGACATTCCATCAGGAGTTGTAACTGAGTCTGGAACACAAACTCTTACAAACAAAACTTTAACAAGTCCAGCAGTTTCAGGACTTATACTTTCAGATTCTTCAATTGTTATTGAAGGTTCCACTGCAGATGGTTTTGAAACTACTTTAACAGTAACAGACCCAACCGCTGACAGAACAATTACATTTCCAGATGCTACAGGAACAGTTGCTTTAGCAGCAAACGTAGCAGCACTTGCTGGTGCAACATTTACTGGAGCAGTATCAGGAACAGACTTAACACTTTCAGGTAATTTAACAGTCAACGGAACTACAACAAACATTAACTCAACTAACCTTGTTGTAGAAGATAAGAACGTTATTCTTGGTGATGTTGCTACCCCTTCTGATACAACAGCAGATGGTGGCGGTATAACACTAAAGGGCCTAACAGATAAGACATTTAACTGGGTAGACGCTACAGATTCATGGACATCTTCAGAGCACATCAACCTTGCTTCAGGTAAAGCATATTCTATAAACGGAACTGCTCTTAAAGATGTAACTGAAACATTAACTAATAAAACTTTAACATCACCAACATTAACAACTCCAGTACTTGGAACACCATCATCTGGTACTTTAACAAATGCAACTGGTCTTCCAGTATCAACTGGTATCTCAGGTCTTGGAACTGGCGTAGCCACATTTCTTGCAACCCCATCATCTGCAAACCTTGCTTCAGCAGTAACAGATGAAACTGGTAGCGGTGCGTTAGTTTTTGGAACTGCACCAACATTAACAAATGCAGTACAGGTAAATCCAATTCTTCGTGGACCAGAAGAGCGTTGGTCAGTATCAGCAACCGCTGCAACTGGAACAATTGCTTTAGATATTTTAACAAGTGGAATTTTATATTACACTTCAAATGCAAGTGCTAACTGGACACTAAATGTTCGTGGTAGTTCAGGAGCAACACTTAATGATAGCCTTGCAACAAACGACTCTATTACAGTTGTATTTTTTGTTACAAATGGAGCAACTCCATACTATCAAACAGGATTCCAAGTTGATGGCTCTAGCATAACTCCAAAGTGGCAGAATGGTACAGCACCATCTGCAGGTAATGCAAACAGCATCGACATTTATTCATACACTATAGTAAAGACAGGAAACGCTGCTTTTACAGCCTTTGGATCACAAACGAAGTTTGCATAAGGGGAAAAATAAATGCCCATTATTGGTGGAAGAGGAGCAGGTGTAAGAGGCTTAGGTTTTCAGGGTGCGGGAAAACCTAATGCACCTATAAATATTTCTGCAACAAATATTGGCACATCTCGTGCATTTAATAATGGCGCAGCAAGTGTTTCTTTTACATCTGGTGGAAGTAATGGTTCACCAATTACATCATTTACAGTTACTTCATCCCCTGGCGGTTATACAGCATCTGGTGCCTCTTCGCCATTAACTGTAGCGGGTTTACAATCTAATACTGCTTATACATTTACAGTAACAGCAACAAACGCAGTTGGAACTTCTAATGCTTCTAGTGCATCTAGTTCTATTACAGCAACAACAGTTCCAGCAACACCAGCAGCACCAACAATTAGTTCAGTTGCACAAACAGCAACAGACATTGTAACTTGGGTAGCACCAGCAACTGGTGGAAGTACAATTACAGGATATACATGGGCATCTAGTGATGGTAAGACAGGTTCAGTAAACGGGTCAACTCTTTCTGCTAACGTTCCTCAAGAAGCAGGAACAGCCCAAACATATACAGTATATGCAACAAATGCTAATGGAAACTCTTCTACATCTGCAGCATCTACTTCTTTTACAACTTTTAGTTTTACTCCGTTCGGATTTGCACCATTTAGTTTCTTTGGATTTGCACCATTTAGTTTTGCTCCGTTCGGATTTTCACCATTCTCATTTAGCCGAGATGGAGGCGGTTTTGGTTTTAGTCCTCTCATTGTATGGAGTAACTCAATTGATGTTAATACCAAAATTAGAACCTTAGATGGCTTAAAGCCTGCTGGTGAAATTAAAGTAGGAGATGTTTTATTAGGATTAAATATTCCATCAGATCTTGATGATGCAGAGTGGACATCTTGGATTTCTAATCCAGATAACTTTACTGCTAATGTTGCAGAAACAACTGTTACATCTACTTTACAAAACTCTTCATCAGAATATGTTTATATAGATGGAGATCTATTTACCCCAACCCACTATATCTTAACTAAAAAAGATAATGTTATAAAGTATACTAAGGTAGACTT